TCCCTTGTATAAACCTTAGTTAAATTTATCAGCTCTTGAAATGTCACCTTGTCACCTCCGTAAAAACAGTAGGGGAGGAAGTTATCCTCCCCCATATACTTTTATTATTGATTAAACAGTAACCTTAGCAGATTCGGTAGGAACTTTACCAGATTCAGTCTGAACAACATAAATTACATCGCCAGATTTAACCGCAGTCAAATCAGTAAAGCTGTGGGAGGTGGCGGAAGCAGTTGCAGTAGCAACCGGATTACCATTAATCCACAGAGTCAACTTTGCACCGTTTACGCACGTACCAACGGCAACAGTAGTAGCTCCCGCAGAAGGCCTAGTGACAACAGGAGTAGCAGAAGCAGGCCCGCCAAGAGAACCAACAATACCTCTCCAATCAGACACGCCATAACTGAATCTCATGTATCCTCTGTATTTAGCAACAAAGGTATCGAAATCTTCATCCCACTTGAACTCTGGTTTGACTCTCCAGAAGAAGTTCAACTCGCACAGAGAAGGATCTATCAAGAACCAAACTGTGTCAGACCCACCAGCTGCTTCTCCAATATAGTCGTAGACAATAACTTCAAGTGCACCCTTTACGGTGTTTATATCATTGTAGTCAGTACCAGATTTAAGCTGGGAATTTACAATTTCTTTAGCTGTAAATTCAAGTGCAGGCGGAACAACTAGCTTTTTAGGAGTTGCATTAATGAGATTTCCTGCTTCATCAACAGTCTCTCTCATCTTCTGCATCGCAAGTTTAAGATTCGTATCAGTTAATGCACCGGTTGCAAGGTTATCTCCTTTACCAGTAGAATCAAGCAAAGGATGAGAATCTGAGAACAAAGGCTCGCCATCAAAGATAGCTTTGGCATTCAAAAATCCATAATTAAGGGTTTTTGCAGCTTCTTTTTCTACAAAAGCCCTACCTGCTCTTGCCATGGCAGCAGGGAATTTACTAATTTGGCGATACTGTTCATCATCATAAAGCTCTCTCTCGATCATGAAACCCTTGGTGAAAGCTTTATGTACGTAGTGTCTTTCCAAACCAGGAGAGAGAGTATCGTAAGCAACCGTATCAAGTCCGCTGGATCTCTCTGTCCAGTCACCAAAAGCACCAAGTCCATAATCAGTTTCCATAGCTTTAGTAGATTTATTTACTTTGTAAATCTTTGAAAACTGTTCAGGAACTTCCATGTAGGTTTCGAAGAAAATCTTCCTCAAACCAGGGTATAAAAGTCTTCCAAAATTATCACTTATATGAGTATTATGAACTGTAGGTTGTACCGGAGTAGTCATGTATAAATTCACCTCAAATGAATGTTATTAAAGCCACTTTCTGTATTCCTCCTCCGTCAGACCCATAGCTGCGGCAACTCTTTTTTGTTGCTCTGTAAGGGGAGGTTCTACAGATACAGATTGTGTCTGTGTGGTTGTGACAGTAGTAGAAACTGCATTTTTATTAGCTTCAAGTTCAGCTTTTAGTTGAGCTTTTGCCTCTTCAATGAGTGCCTGTCTGTCAATTGCGTCAGCTTGAAGGCCTTTCCATACAAACTCCAAATCATCTGTATTTAGTTCGGCGGCCTTTTGGAATAACGCTACTTCGTCCACATCTCCATACTTGCTTTTTAATGCATTTAACTTCATGTCAATTTCAAGAGATTTTTGTTGATAGGCAAGTTTTTGTAGAAGCTCATTTTCTGGTGTGGCATAAGAGAGTGTCCGATTATACGGGTTCTGCTCAGCCTGTTTCATGGCTTCAATGAGATGTGGGTTAGCCCTAAGGTAATCAAACAGTTCCTTTGCCTGAGCAAGTTCTTCACGCTGTCTTGCAAGTTCTTGCGTCTTTCTCGTGTAATCTGCCTGTCTAAGGCCAGATTTTTTTAGCTCAATAATTTCATCAACTGTCATCTTACCAATACCAGGAATATCAAATTCACTAGGTACTGTGGGCTCTTCGGTGGCAATCTCCTCAGCAGGTTCTTCTGTCTGTGGTACGACTGTTGCAGCCACCTCTTCAGTCTGTTGTTCTGCCTCTTGACTTGTTTCCTCAAGTACGGAAGTGTCAATAGCAGTTCCTTCATAATTCTCTAACATATAATCCCTCCTGCCAGTCCTCTTTGGGGTGTTGGCAAATTAGCTAGATCATATCCGCTATTTCCGGATATTTGCTGAGTAGTTCTCCAAGCTCTTCGTCATCCATGGTAGCTATCTGTTGGAGAAGCTCCGGCGGCAGTTTTCCACTCTTTTCAATCTGGAGTTGCAACGCCTTTGCTTCGTTTAATCCTTGCTGATAGCCTTGAGCCATAATTTGATCTCGCTTGTACTCCTCCTCTTCTTGTTGTAATTTATTCTGAATTTGGGCAACAGCTTGTCCTATCTGCATAACCTGTTCACCCAAAGCCTGAACTTGTTCCATAATTTGATTATTAATGCCTTCCTGCTGTTTCATATCAATGTTTTCCTGTTTGAGTTTCTGGAAATACTGCATTATTCGCCTCTTATTTATATCTGGTAAGTAATCAAGTACCGCCTCTCTAGGAACCGCTGGCATACCATCTTCAGCAGGAGTTTGCATCAATCTAATCATCTGGTCTAACATATTCGTCCTTGACTGTTGCATCATGCCAACGCCATTGACACGAATTGCATAATCGTATTTCAGTTGCTTTTCTGGACTGATTTTTAACATGTTATAACTTGGTTCGTTTCCAGTAAGTTCACCAGTTGGCACCAATTGAGCACCGTTTAGCTCCATCCGAGGAAGTAGTTGTGACTCGTCAATCTTTTGTGGAATCAATCTATCAAATTTCCAGAACTGCTGTATTCTGTCGTACCACTCTGTACCAAGTGCACCAAGGGTCAGACAGTGTAGTTTTACTTTTAGTCGTATTCTGATTTGGGCGGCTTCTTGTAAAGCCTGAATAGCAGCTGCGGATTGAATTCCAGATGGGGTTTGACCTCTTGTCACATCATGGACACCACTGATTACTTCAATGTCCATCTTCAATGTTTGCACCATGTCTTTTACATACATTGGCATGGAAGGAGGTGAATCTCTTCGTACTTCTGAACCAGGGTTCTTTCTAACAATCAACCCAGGCCTGTTAGTCAATTCACCTTTTGGAATACCAGCATTCTTATCAATAATCCACTGCATATTTGCAGTATGTTTTGCATTATCAATAATCTGGTTATACAAATCATTCGCCTGTAATTGTGGAGAGAGAAGCCATTTAACTTCACCCTCACCCCAAAACTGGAAAGGAACATTCAAATCCTTGAATAAGAAGAATGGGAATCTACCAGTACGGTACGGATTTTCTTTATCCTCCAATATTAAACCAAGTTCTGGAGCAGAAATAATAACTCTACCGTTGGGATACTTCTTTTTCTTATTCCCATTTTCATCTTCTATTATGGAATAATCCCTACACCACATCTCAAGAATTAAGACTTGATTATCTATCTTGGCATTCTCATCTCTATCATTTACCAGTTCAGAATATGTAATATCTGATCCAGAAAGGAATTTTGCCTTATGCGGATACTTGTTCTTCAGCTTGTTTACATGAACATAGTCTGCATAAATGATGTACTCTGCATCTTCAACACTTGTGGCTAAAGGGTCAGGATACAGATTGAAGGGACTAACTTTTACCGGAGTAACTTCACCATCAACACCACCTTTTGCCCTATCATTATACTCATACTTCAACATGATTATGGAAGTACCAAGGACAAAAGTATAAATCGAGTTAGCTAACAGCATCTCCTGTATGCCAGACCTCTCCCATTCCCAATCAAGTAGAGTATTGATATGAGAGCAATATTCCATAGCCTCTTCAGTAAATGGTCTTGCTTCAAACTGTGGGTTTTTGTCAAACAAAATAGGTCGCATACTCTCTATGGTGGCATAGATGAAGTTGCTAACGTGGTTGGTCTTGTAAGAAGGGGCAGGTTGGTTTTCAAATAAACTGTTATCCCATGCATTTAAGTAAGTAAGCCACCTTGTAGTGTACGGTTCTTTAGCTATCATAGCCTCTTTGAACCTCTGCATAGTCATTGCGGCCAACTTCTTTTCTTCTTCTCCAACCTCAGTAATGATATCTTGATTTTTAGCCAGCGTACTTCACCTCTGTTATTCGGAGTATTCCTCTTTTATATCATCGCTCTCAAACAGCTCATCAATTATTTCAGGTACATCAAAAAGTTGTTTTTTTGTATATCTCGCCACGTCATCTCTGCTGATTTCCGGAAGATAATTTTCACCACGGCCTTCTAGGAAAGCTTGTAATGCAATTGCCAAAGCCATTACACAGTCATCATATTTACCTTCTTGAGCATTTGTCCTTCCTTTATCATCTATAACGTAAGAATACAATTCTTCTACAATCTCAATGTCCCACATACCAAAGAATCTCTCTCTGATGTACTCTGCCAATTTATCAATGGCAAGAGGTTTGGTTCGGGCATTGGTAGACCATCCAAGTTTTTTAGTAATCGTGTCATTAACCTTATCATAAGTTTTTGTATAGAAAAGATTGTAGTAATCTTCATTCACAATGCTTTTTAGAGTGGTAAGGCCATGGTTATTATTCTCAACCGCAACGTAAGCCTCGTTATAAAGCATTGCAAGCTTAACAATTTCCTTGCCAAACAAATCCGGGTCAGTGTGACCTCTCCATTTAGCACAAACGTTCAAGTCATTATCTAAAACAATTGCAACAGAGTAGTCTCCACTTACAAGCCCCTCAGCAACGTCAGCACCAATAACATATTGGGTATCTTTCTGTGGAGCGAGCCACATTTTGAATGGGCCTTTGTCATTCTCATTTATGGAAATAGTCTCTCTGGTGCGTAGCAAGTCGCCAACAACCTCTGGAGGTTGACACCTAAGTTCATATTCTTTAACAGATTTTAAGTTGAACTTTGGTCTACCAGATGCGATAAATGCTTCTTCTGGAGTGGCAGGATATTCCTGATGGAACATATCCAAATCTCCACCGCACTTATTTGCAATTGTTTTCCTTCTCCAATTAAGTTGTTCCCAAGTCAAGTCAAACTGTTCTTTAAGTAGCCATTCATCGGTATGAACTAATTTACCAGATGCGTCAGGATGCATATAATTGACTGACTTTATAAATTCTTCTTTTTCTTCTTCCGTTTCGAACGGGGTAGAATAACTTGGATCAGTGAACCAAGGAAAGAAGATTGGAGTAAAATCGTTTTCTCCCCTTACAGCTGCATTCCACATATCGTAGAAGTATCCACCGATACCGTTTGCAGTTGATTCCATACACACGAATGTGTTTGGCTCATCCGGCACACACTGCAATAGGGCAGTCATAGTGTTTTGAGGGTTTGGGAAGAATGCTATTTCAGAAACGTGAATGTTGTGATAGGTTCCAGATCTTGCAGTATCAGTTGTTCCTGCGGTTGCAATTGTAATTCTTGACCTTAAACCAGGATTTCTTAACTTCTCTTCATCATCAGTTGTTGGATTTTCAAACACCAACTCCTTGCCATTGGAATACTTTTTCATTGGCCTTATGGCAAGTGGACACGATTCGTAGAAAAGTCTGGACATGTTGAAGAGGTTAAGAGTTGCCTTTTCCTCATGGGCTATTATGAGGGAATTCACATTTTCTCTTGTGGAAGTGTCGTGATAGATGTAGGCTTCGGTAAACGTACTTATTCCCAACTGTCTGGCCTTTAGAATGATGTAACGATGTGGTTTACCACGTTTTGTATTTTCCTCTATGATGTTGTTGAACATCCGTTGAGCGTAATTCGGCTTAAGCGGCACAAGTCGAGACTGTTTATCCCTAATCTTTAGGAAATTCTCCATGTACCA